TTACTACAGGCTCTGTTCCTGTATGGAATGGAGAAGTATTCTCCCAAAAAGTGGATGGATGTCAGATCCAAACATCCACCTGTATCCTCACAGTTAATCCCGAAAACAACAACACCGCCTTCACCGACACGATCGATGGGGGTACTTACTGATGGCTAAGCCAGGAACACGCCACCAATTAATTGAGTACGCTCTAAGGCAGCTAGGAGCTCCTGTATTGGAGATCAACATTGCCGACGAGCAGATTGATGATATTGTCGATGACACCATTCAGCTCTTCAATGAGCGCCACTACGATGGTGTTATTCGCACATATCTAAAGTATAAGTTCACTCAGGAAGACATTGATAGGGGTGTAAGCCATCCCTATGCCAACGTTGGTGTAAGTACCAGTGGTGCAATCTATCCTGGTGCCGAAAAGCCCGATTCTCTCTATCCAGGCAATCAAGGTCCCTTTGAGCAGAACTTCTTTGAGAACTCCAACTACATCCAAATGCCCGATCATATTATCGGTGTAGAGGGTGTACATGTTCCTAAAGCAGCAACAGGTGGTAGTGGATTCTATCCTTGGATTGGTGGTCTAGGACCCGACGCAGCTTTCCCAATCGATGGTGGCTTTGGCTATCTAGGTGGAATGGGCTGGTGGGGTGGTGCTGATTTAATCAGCTACTACATAGGACAAATGTGGTATTCAACTTATGAGTATCTATTTGATCCTTCCGCGATGATTCGCTTTAACATCCGTCAAGGTAGACTCTACTTAGACATTAATTGGAGCCGACTCAAAGCCGGACAATATATTGTTATCGATTGCTATAGAGCTCTTGATCCTCAAGATTTCTGTAAAATCTACAATGATCGTTGGGTCAAGATGTACCTAGTTGCTCGTCTTAAGAAGCAATGGGGACAGAACCTCATCAAGTTCCGTGGCACCAAAATGCCCGGTGGACTTGAAATGAATGGTCGTGAGATCTATGACGAAGGCGTCAAAGAGTTAGAAGAGATCAAGCAGGATATGTTGAGCACATACGAACTCCCACCTCTCGATGACGTAGGCTAAGAACAATGGTCGTTAATTCCTTTTTCATGCATGGCTCCCAGGAGGAGCAGAACCTGCAGCAGTCGCTCGTAAATGAGCAGCTACGCATGTATGGTCAGGATGTTTATTACATCCCACGCAAATTCATTAGGGAAGCGACCATCATGAGGGAGGTAACTTCCTCCGAATTCCGTTCGTATTTCATCATTGAGGCTTATCTCAATAACTATGATGGATATGCCGGTCAAGGTGACATCATGTCAAAGTTTGGCATTCAAGTCAAAGACGATGTTACCTTGACTATTTCTCGTGAGCGCTTTGAGGATTACATTGCGCCATTCCTAAATTCTAGGATGTTGTACTTAATGAATACCCCTCAGGATGATGGGTCATTACCAACTATCCAAAGACCTAGGGAAGGAGACTTAATTTACTTCCCACTAGGCAGAAGACTTTTTGAGATCAAATATGTAGAGCATGAGAACCCCTTCTATCAGTTGGGAACTCTCTATACTTATGATCTCCAGTGCGAGCTATTCGAGTATGAGGATGAGATCCTAGACACCACAATCGATGAAATCGATTCTACTCTCATCGACAAGGGATACATCACAACTATCGATCTTGTGCCTCTCAGCAACCGTGCAGAGGTCGAGGTCAATATCGGTACAGGTTATATCCGTGAGTTCCTTGTTCTAAACGAGGGACACGATTACACCTCTACACCAAGCATCAAGATTGTACCCCCACAGATTGGTACAGATCCTGATGTAATTGCTCTACTCACCCAGGCAAATGCCAACCTAGAGACATTAGCTCTCAAGCAGCTGGTTGTATTTAATAGTGGAACTGGTTATGTAGAAGACCCAGGCGTCATGGCAGTCGGCGGTGGTGGTTCTGGTATTGTCATCCAGGCTGGTATCAATAGCACCAGCATGGGTGTAATTAACTTCTCAATCACCAACCAAGGCGCTGGTTATCCTGAAGATGCGGACATTATTGTCTATGATGGCGATAACGTCCCTGTAGCCCAAGGTAAAGCCCTCACAGACGGCGAGAAGATCGTTAAGACTATGATTACCGATCCTGGCGAAAAGCTCGATGCAGACGCTTACGCGGTGGTCTCAGCGCCTGCTATCGCCGGCGAAGGTAATTTCCTTTACAATGAGATCATTGTCGGTAAAGAATCTGGTATCCGTGCACGTGTTCGTGTGTGGGATGCTCCTAGATTCAAGGTCACCGTCACTAATATTGATCCTGACGCAAGCGGTGCAGTTGACTTCTATCCCGGCGAAATTGTTGAGGGTGAAAGCAGCGGAGCACGCTATGCTGTTAAGAAATATGATTCCAACACCACCATCCAAGATGCCTACTCACAGAATGAAGATATCCAAGAAGTGGCAGATTCTGGTGTCGTTGATACAGAAGAGTGGAACCCCTTCAATCCTTTTGGCGAATAAATAAATATATTTGTCCTATAAGGAGCCATTATGAACGGGAATCCTTATTTTTATCATGAGATCACCAAAAGGACGGTTGTAGGTTTTGGTAACCTCTTTAACGATATTCGTATCCAAAAGAGAGACCAATCTCAGAACGTCATCAATGAGATGAAGGTTCCTTTGGCATATGGTCCCATTCAAAAATTCCTTGCTCGTCTTACCCAGATGAGGGAATTGGATCAACCTGTAGAGACAACATTGCCTCGTCTATCTTTTGAGTTGACCAGCTGGCAGTATGATGGTACTCGTAAAGAGCCACCTACTCAGCGCTTTAAAACCAAGGAAGGAGAGACACTCAAGCGTGTTTTTCTCCCAGTACCATATAATCTTGGCTTTGAGCTCAACATCCTAAGTAAGCTTGAGACAGATGCACTACAAATCGTAGAGCAAATCATTCCTTATTTCCAGCCATCCTTTAACATCACTCTTGATCTCGTTGATGTTATTGGTGAGAAGAGAGACGTTCCCATCGTTCTCAATTCTATTAATTTTACTGATGATTATGAAGGTGATTTTTCCACAAGGAAAATGATCATGTATACCATGAACTTCACTGCTAAGACCTACTTCTTTGGTCCCATCAGTGATAATGGTGACGGTCTCATCCGTAAGGTACAAGTTGATTATCATCTTGATACCAAGAAAACCGCACCCCGTGAGATGCGTTACACAGTCACTCCCGACCCATATGATGTTGAACCCGGTGACGACTTTGGATTTAATGAAGAGACTGTTATTCTTCTCGATTCTAAAGTATACAGCCCAACCCAAAATGAGGACTACACCCCATGAGTACATTCGACCCAATCGATGAAGCTCTAGATATTGAAGTCAGCAGAGAACCCCAGACTCACGATCTCGTTGAGGTTGAAGAGCCTAAAGCCGGTGTTGGCAGCACCGACAAGGGGGATGCTGACAAAGATTATGAGTACACCAGAGGACAGCTTTACAGTCTCATTGAAAAGGGACAAGAAGCTGTCAGCAATGCTCTTGACTTAGCTAATGAAGGTGACAGCGCAAGAGCGTATGAAGTCGTTGGTGGTTTAATCAAAAACGTTGCAGATACTGCCGACAAGCTCCTAGATCTACAAAAGAAGGTCAAGGATCTTGAGAACGTATCAGTGACCAACAACCAAACCAACGTCACAAACAATTCCGTCTTTGTAGGTTCTACAACTGAGCTACAAAAGCTAATCAAAGAGGGAATGATAAATAAACTATCTGATTCAAAGTAATGGCTAAGCACACTGAGAAAAAGAAAAAAGACCGCAAGGTCAACTCCAAGAAGGATCCCAAAGGAGCTTATGGACTTGATAAGTACGGTGATGATGTAGAGGATCAGGATCCAGAACACACAGACTCACACGACGGTTCAGGAGGAGGAGAATCTATGGGTGAAAGTTTAGCCCAACAGCAGACCCGCAAGGCAGCTGCTACAACTAGGAGCCTAGCTAAGTTCAAAGAACGTGCTGAGGCAGCCAAGCAGCGCCAGAGCGACAAGGATGCTTTGCATAAGCAAATGCGTGCCGACCGTAAGACCAAAGGTATTCGCTTCAGTGATGCCAGCGGCAAAGGTTACATTAAGGACGGCAAGAAAACCTACGATGCCTAAATAATTGAATGAAAGGCAACTTAGTTATGGGCGCCATTATTGGTGTTAACAATCGCTCTCTTGGAGCCTTTCTACAAATTTGATGAGTAACTGATATGGCTTGCTGGAAAGGATACCGTAAAAGGGGTATGAAAAAGAAAGGAGATCGTATCGTCCCTAACTGTGTTAAGGAAGAGGATCTCCAAGAAAAGAACGTACCAACTAATCCATCGCTCTGGTCTCGTATGAAGTCCAGAGCGAAGAGCAAGTTTGACGTTTATCCATCTGCCTATGCCAATGGCTGGGCTGCTAAAGAGTACAAAAAAGCCGGTGGTGGTTGGAAAACTGCCTCCGGTAAAACCAATGAGGAAACCGATCTGTCCGGTCCTCAGTGGAACAAGATGGTGTCTAACAGACAACTCAAAGACATTCGTAAGAAGAGAAATGAGATTCACCACGAATTCGAGGTGACCAATCGTAATGAAAAGAAGGCTATGAAAGAAGACCTTCGCAAGTGGTTTGGTGACGGTCCAAAGGGCGGTTGGGATCGTTATAACACAAAAGGCGAAAAGGTCGGCAAGTGTGCCAGAGATGACAAAGACGGCGATGGAAAGGGAGATGGTCCCAAGCCTAAGTGTCTCTCGAATGAGAAAGCTTCTAAAATGTCGAAGGATGAAATCGCATCCTCAGTAAAGGCAAAGCGTGCTAAAGATGGTGATGCTGACCGTAAAGGAAAGCCCATCAACGTAAAGAATAAAGGGCTAGATGAGTCCATGAGTTCAGCCCGCAGTAATGTCGGTGCTGATAAGTGCTGGAAGGGATATAAAGCCAAAGGCACTAAAACTAAGAATGGAAGGGAAGTTCCCAACTGTGTCAAGGAAGGAAAGAAATTTGACCAGTTCATGACCGAAGCATCTGCTGCGTGGCAACGTAAAGCGGGAAAGAATAAGGAGGGTGGGTTGAACGAGAAAGGACGCAAGTCTTATGAACGTGAAAATCCTGGTAGCGACCTAAAAGCGCCTGTTACTAAGGATCCCTCCAAATTAGACCCAGATAGCAAGTCGGCAAAGCGTCGCAAGTCATTCTGTGCTCGCATGGGCGGTATGGAAGGACCCATGAAAGATGATAAAGGTAAGCCCACTAGAAAGGCGTTAGCATTAAGAAAGTGGAACTGTTAATTAAACTGTTACACGGTGATACTTTTTGGCTAGTACTAGGTTTTGCTTTAGTAACAATACCTATGTTAGGCATCCTTTTGGTGTACAAAGACAGCTAAATATTTACTTAAGATTTGTACCTACCATGTCTGTACCAGAAGGCTTCGCATACTTCTATGCGGTCGGTGTTCTAATTGTATTAATCAAGCTGGCTAAATAAATTTACTACGATAAAGTGATATGGCTGCTGGACTCGGCTCTATGAATGTGTTCTACCAGAGGTACTCTGAGACCGCTGGTATTATTACTGCCCCACAGCCAGGCTTTGCTGTAAGCGATTACGCAGATGCTGGATTCGGTTGGTCTCGTTATCGTTACTATAATTTTAACGGCGACTATGTAAGGTATAGTGAAACTGCTGGTATTCCTACCGCAGCCGCTCTACCTTATCAAAGGTATGTTGCTGTCTATGATGCTCAGGGTCAGTTTACTGGAAACATCTCCACAACCCCTGGAGTCTATAGAAGGCATGACCTAGCCAATGTAGGCTATATCACTGCGGGTAATGACATCCCCAATATTGAGCCCTAAATAAATTTAGTAATCAATATCATTTATGGATACCCAGTATCTTGGCAATCCTAATCTAAAAAAAGCGAACGTGCCCGTCCAGTTTACGATGGAGCAGGTTCAGGAATTGCTTAAGTGTAAGGGCGATCCAATTTA